AAACTACATTCGTTTTTATAAAGATGGCGGGATACTGACAGAAGCCACTACCAACATCACATCTATAACCAAAGCAAACCCAGCAGTTGTAACAGCCGCCTCACATGGTTTGAGCGATAATGATAGAGTTTTTATCAAATCTGTAGTTGGCATGACAGAGGTAAATAATCTTGAGTTTACTGTTATACCAAGATTTGACATCGGTATTGGCAGCATAAGCGGAACATATACAGCTGGGGAGACAATAACTGGCGGCACATCGTCTGCCACTGGTGTATATATCTCAAATACCAGTTCAAATATGGTTTTAAAAACAATATCTGGTACGTTTCAAAGTGGAGAAACCTTAACTGGCGGTACGTCATCTGCTACATCAACATCTTCTAGTGTAGCTACATCCTCAAGATTTGAGTTATCAGGTATCAACAGTAGCGCGTTTACTGCATACTCAAGCGGTGGCACTGTAGGCAAAATAGTTGAGGTAGCAACTACATACTCAGTTACACAAATATTTGAAATTAATCATGCACAGTCGGCAGACGTTTTGTTCTTGGCTCACAAAGACCATGAGCCAGCAAAGCTCACAAGAACCACTGCAACGAGCTTTACACTTACAGACATAGATTTTACCGATGGCCCATACTTAGACGAAAATGACACAAGCACTACCCTTTATGCTTCAGCAAACACAGGAAGCGTAAGTATTGTAGCTTCTGCTGATTTATTTTCAGCATCAGATGTTGGAAGGCTAATAAGGTTTCGGGAAGTTATTGAAGTTGAACATGATGCATGGGCATCAAGCACTAGCTATGCAAAAAATGTTTTAGTGCGTCATGGAGACAATGTTTACAAAAAAACAGACTCTGGCACTGATACAAGCGGCAATACACCTCCAGTACATTTGTCAGGATCTGAAACATACGGAGCAATCACATGGCAATTTCAGCATAGTGGCTCTGGGTTTGTTAAAATCACAGCGTTTACAGACGCGCAGAATGTCACCGCAACGTTCAAAAATGAAGAAGGATTTTTACCAGCTAGTGTAGTTGGCTCAAGCAACGCTACAAAAAAATGGTCTTTAGGTGCGTTTGGCGGCGATCAGGGCTTCCCTAAGGCCGTTGCGTTTTATGAGCAACGATTGTACTTTGCTGGAACGACAGGCCAGCCACAGACCATATTTGGCTCAGTGTCGGCTGATTTTGAGAACATGACACCCGGCACGCTTGATGACTCAGCAGTAAATTTTACGATTGCATCTGACAAAGTAAATGTAATTAGGCACTTGCTTCCTGCAAGATTTCTACAAGTGTTGACAACAAGTTCAGAATTTACTCTGTCAGGTGGCACAGGATCTACGCCAGTAACCCCAACAAACGTAAACGTGTTACGAGAAACCACTTTTGGGTGTTCAGAGGTGCGTCCTGTTAGGGCTGGCAACAGCACCATACTTATTCAAAAAGGGCAGGAAAAGGTCAAAGAGATAACCTTTGATTTGGACACAGATGGTTTGCTGGGTATCGACTTGACAATTTTGGCTGACCATATTCCACGCGGCGGTCTTACAGATATGGTATGGCAACAGGAGCCAGAGTTAATTTTATGGTTTGTTCATACTGATGGGCGTTTAGTTGGCCTTACATATGACCGGGCAAACGCTGCTATTGGATGGCATGACCATGCGATTGGGGGTAGTGGGGTTGTAGAAAGTGTAACAGCAATTCCATCAGGTGCAGAAGATCAGGTGTATGTATCTGTTAAAAGGACTATAAACGGCAGCACAGTTAGGCATATTGAATTTTTAAAATCACTTGAGTTTGGGACAGATGTTGCAGACGCATTTTACCTAGATAGCGGCCTTACATATTCTGGATCAGCAACAACAACCATATCAAGTCTAAATCATTTAGAGGGTGAAACCGTTTCCATTTTAGCAGATGGCGCAACGCACCCAGACAAAACTGTATCTGGCGGTAGTGTTACCTTAGAAAGATCTGCTTCAAAGGTTCATGTTGGTTATAGTTATACATCCACAATAGAAACATTGCGTATTGAAGCTGGCGCAGATGATGGTGTAGCGCAAGGCAAGATCAAGCGTATACATGGTGTAACTGCACGTTTCTTTAATACAGTTGGCGCAGAGTTAGGCCCAGACACATCTAACCTAGACAGATTGCCATTCCGCGATAGCAGCATGGCTATGGATAAGGCTGTGCCATTGTTTAATGGAGATAAAGAAATTAGTTTTCCGGCTGGCTATGAGAATGACGCGAGAGTAGTGATTAGACAGTCACAGCCCTTGCCTATGACGGTTCTTGCTATTATGAGAAGGTCAAACACATTCGATGCTTGAGGTAGTTAAATTCAACGCGGATCATGTCGCAAGGATAGAAACAAACTTTGATTTGCCAAAGTCATTTAAAGATGCGTTTAAGTCAGGTGATACCGTTGATGCGTTTACTGTCATGCAGGGTGACACAGTGGTAGCCATAGGCGGTATCCATGTGTTGTGGGAAGGCGTTGGAGAAGGCTTCTGTATGCTGTCAAAACACGCTGGCAGATGGCAAACCTCAGTTGCACGATATGCAAAAACGATGTTTGAAGGTATAATAGCAAACAATGACTTGCACAGAGTACAAGCAAGCATCAATGAATTAGACCCAGAGGCCATCAGATTTGCTAGATGGCTGGGTTTCAAAGACGAAGGCATGATGCCCAAGTATGGGCCAGATGGCTCAAACTATTATAGGATGTCAATGGTGTTGTAATGATTGGCGCAATTTTAGGATACAAGGGTAATCAGGCAGCGGCGAAAGCCGCACAAGGCGTTGCTGAGTTCAATGCACAGACAGCCGAAAACGAAGCTGTAATCTTGCAGCGGAAGAAGACTGCTGAAGACGCTAACCTTAGAAAAGCATCTGAACGCACTATTGCTACACAGCGCGTAGCTACAGCTGCATCAGGCATTGAAATGTCTGGTAGTGCGCTTGAGGCATTGAAAGACTCATACATGAATACACAAATGGATGCATTAAACTTGGCTTATGCTTCAGACATAGAACAAGCTGCAAAGGCTAGTGAAGCCGCGCTTGCAAGGGCAGAGGGTAGAGCAAGGGCAACAGCTTACAAAACAGCTTCATATCAATCTTTACTAGAAGGCGCAGAAAAAGCCGCAACTTACATGAGTTAAACAATGGTACAGATTAAAAAATATGAACAACAGGTAGGAGTGGCTGCTGGTGGTCTTGGGCCAAGGGCTAGTGGTGCATTTGAAGCACCCGGCAAAGCATTGGCTGGACTTGGTGCAAAGATTGACCAAGTTGCTTTTGATTTTCTTGAAAGACAAAAAGCCGCTGAAACAAAGCGCGTACAAGACGAAGAGTTCACAGGTTTAAGCCAAGAGGCTGACCAATATATACGAGACGACAAAAGCACAGACACAGAAGTTTTCAAAGCAAACTTTGAAAAGAATGTGGTTACAAAAAGACGTAATGCAATAGACGCGAGAACAGATTTAACACAGTCCCAAAAAGATAAGATAAAACAATCACTTTCTTCAACAGCCTTGTCATTCCAGTTTAAAGGTCAGAACGCTGCTTTTGGCAGAGGGCAAGCTATACGAACAGACGCTTCAAAAGCCAAGATTGGCGAGATGATACGCCAAGCGTCTATCGTTCCAGAAAACCATCCTGACAGAAGGCGTTTAGAAGCAGAGATTGATCTTGAATTGAGAAACAATGTCGTGGATGGCATTAGAACTGGCTACGACAGTGCCTCAATCAAACAAGGGTTCAAAGCAATTGATCTTGGTAAGCAGATTGATGCAGCCGCAAGTATTGCTGAATTAGACAAAATAGAAACAACCATACCCGGAAAAGGTATGGCTGATAGCACTCAGCAGACATACAAGAACAGAGTAAAAGCAAGAAAACGCGAAATGCGTGGATTGGCTTATGACCAAGCTATTGGCGATATTGATGCTTTGTCTGTATCTGCGGCTGACCAAGAGGGTTTGCAAGATGCAATAATGAACGGAACCCCTTTTGTTGGTGTAACAGATGATGGTCAAACTAAAAAAATCAATACGGCTGATTTGACTAACGGTCAAAGAATGGCTCTTGTCCGTTCTGTTGCTGATCCAAAGTTCAAGGATTTGGTAGATCTTACACAGCAAAATGCTGTTGATGACATAACTGAGTCAGAAGACCCATTGTCAATGTTTCAAAGTCAGGTCAGCACCCCAGATGGCAGAGAAACAAGAGACATTGAGTTAGGTGCGCTTGAGGCCGCTGAACAGATGTCACAATCCGCACAGAACGGACTTGCGACAGGAGATATGACAACCGAAGAAGTAATATCAATGCTCACTCAGACTGAACAGCTTTTACAAAGTGAAGTAAGCCCAAACGGTGCGTTGTCTAAAAGAGCCGACAAGTTTGGTGATGCAGCCCAGCAAACTTTATCAAGGGTTGCAAGGGTAAGGACAGCGTTAGCCAGAAGCGTCAAAACTGAAAACAAACGTGACGTATTGAGAGATGCGGCTAGAAATGGGAATTTGCTGAACGCATCTAATCAACCTGATCTTAAAGCTACAGGGACTGATGTTCAAGTTGTTGTAGATGAAAACCTTGATGCTCTAAAAGATAGCCCACAGAAACAGTTAGACTTTTTGCAAAAGAATGGTGTGACTTCACAAGTTTTCACAGACACACTTGTAAAGCACAAAGGAAGATTATCTGATCCGAACAAAACAGACATTGACGATGACGATATGTTTGCCATCACATTGTTTAGAAACATGGAGATGAGAGAAGACTTGCTGAATAAGCATCTTAACAAAACAGATCTTGCTTGGTGGAGAAGTTTTGAAACTTTGTCTGATGTTTACGGTGATGAGGGTGCGCTTCAGCAGATGAGGTTGCAAAGAGACATTGATCCAGAGTCGTTTGCCAAAGATTTAGACAGGACTTTAGATGTTACAGACGCACAACTTACTCGCCAACCTTGGTACAAGTTCGATTTAGACTCACCGCAAAACACTGGATACATGAAGCAAGAAATAAAAGAACTTGCAAAAGAATATATAAAAATGGGCGTTGGCGTAGACAAAGCACTTGAAAGAGCCGGAGAAGATCTAGCTAGAAGCCATACTTTGATTGGCTCTGTGCTTGTTCCTAATCTGCCTGAGTTTGCGGAAGGTGGAGAGTTGCAAAATATTCAACAAATATCAAAGTTGGTTATTGATGATTTTGCTGAAACAAACAAACAAATGCTTGAGGATGCAGAGTTAGACAAAGGCAATCTAGGACTGCTTAATATTGAGGGTACGGCTGATAGATTTTATCTAGTCAGAGATGGCGGCTTTCCAATCCAAAACTCAGATGGCATGTATATGTCCTACACAAAAGAAGAGTTGATGAAGCTTGGGCCGGATGCAGCGAAACTGGCGGCAGATAATAGCTTGCAGGGCGTCAACGATGCTCTTGCAAAAAAAGGAGAGGATATAGAAGCCGATATGAACATTGACGAGACGAAACGTGGTTCAAGATCAGTAAGAAGAAACTAATGGCAGAAGAAGATTTTCTCACCCCATCTAAGCCTGTCGCGGTTGAAACGCCAGAGTTCCAAGCTTTTGCAAAGGCAGAGCGTGAAAGAGAGATAGAGGCTCAAAAGCCAAAAGTGTCTTTTTCAGAGTTTATTGGTGCGAGTAAGGAAGAAGACTGGATTACCTCTTACGCATTTCAGAACAAGGAAAATTTCGCCCCAGATCTAAATTATCTTAAAGAGGGTTTGGATCAAGAACAGTTTGATGAGTTGACTAAAGATATACCAGAGGATCATCACGACTTTCTTGAGGAGACAGTCAGTTTCGATCACGCAAAACAAATGCGTGAAAAGGTTTTGGCATCTTTAGAAAACGAAAAGAAAATGCAGTCTTGGGGTTGGTACGGTGTACCTTTGCGAATAGGCGTCAACATGTTTGACCCTGTAGCGGCAACAGCCGGGGTGCTGGGGGGAGTTGCCGCGCCTGTTGTTTGGGGGGCTAAATTGTCCAGAGTTGGACGTATTGTACGAGGTGCAATAGGTGGTGCAGCATCAAACGCTGCCATAGAAGGCTATATAGCCTCTGAGAGCGTCACAAGGGATGAATATGACGTTATGTACGCAGCCGTTGCTGGGATGCTGTTAGGGGGCGGTGTAGGCGCGATAAGCAGAGGAGTTGGTAACGAGCCAGAGTTGCGTCAAGCGTACGAAAACCTGTTGCAAGAAGTCGAAGGCGCACAAAAAGCAGAGTTAGAGGCAAGAGCAAAACAAGATTTGCTTGGCGAGAAAAGCGTTGGCGCGGCTGAAAACCCATTTGACCCACCTCTTATGGAAAGAAATCTTAGAAGTCCAGAGGCTACAGAAAATGCCATAGAAAACTTTGGCGAGATGCAAAAGTCAGAGTTTTCTGCTGCGCGTATAGATATGGCTAACTACATGCTGAGTTCTGACAATCCCATTATCAACGGATTAGGCAGGATTTTGGCTGAAGATGCTGTTGGCAAGCGCGGTGATAACGTCATTGAGTCAACCGCTGATTTGTTAAAAACAAACGCTTTCAAAGGAAAACTTGCACGGTTCTATCAAACTTACGGTGTAGAGTACAAAGCGTGGGCAAAAGAAAATAATATCGGCTTTTTCCGTAGGTCACAGTCAAAGCAAAGAACATCCTTTGGGGAGCAAGTCGCAGACGCTATTGAGAACCCAAATGGTATACATTCTCCAGCCGTCAAGCGCATGGCTCAAAGAAATGCAGAATTATACAGAGATATTTTGCGTGAAGCAAAAGAGGCTGGTGTCAAAGGTTTTGAAAACATACCAGAAAATCTGACGTATTTTACCCACAGATGGAACAAATTTAAGTTTGATGACCTCAGAGGTAAGATCGGTGATGATGGCATTGAGCGTTTGCTGACGCAGGGGTTAGTCAACGGAACAACTGATCTTACTGAAGATGCTGCCGCACAAATTGCTAAAGCTATGAACATCAAAATTAAGAGTGATTTAGCCGGGCTGGACTCTGGCTTCTCACGATTATTTACTGCCGACAGCAGAGATACGCTCAAGCAGATAATGAAAGAGGAGCGTTTTGGCAAAGAGGACGGCGGTGTATTTAGGCCGTTCAGTGATGACGAATTAGATAGGCTGTTAGGCTTGTTTGAACAGTCACAAACAGGCGTTCCGTCAAGGGCAAAGTATCGACTTAGATTTGATATGGAGACACAGTTTGAGGGAACGAACAAACTCACAGGCACAAGAGAAATATTTTCTATAAAAGATTTGCAAGAGCGTGATGCAGAACAAGTATTTACCTTGTATGCAAACGAGATGTCTGGACGTATCGCGCTTGCCAAAAAAGGCATCAAATCAGAAAGCGACTTTGAGTCCCTTATAAATCAAGCAAAAGATTACGCTATTAATGAGGGTGTAGGGAAAGCAAGACAGCGCAACAGAAAAAGAATTGGCAAAGAAGAAGAGATCGCAAGAACAATATACAACATGATTCTGGGCAGAAGGCCACCAAACTCAGGAGATCCAAATGCCGCGTATATGAAGATCTCACGACTCATACAAGATTTTAACTTTATCAGACTTATGAATCAGGTTGGCTTTGCACAGTTTGCTGAACTTGGAAACGCTGTTCAAGTTGGCGGCATACGAGGGCTGATAAGAGTTGTGCCTGAGTTCAAGGCCATGATAAAACGCGCTGAAAATGGTGAGTTGACTGACCCAGTTTTGCGTGACATTGAAGCGTTCTATGGCACTGGCGCAGAACGTATGACAAATCAGATGATCCATAGATTAGATCAGCTTGAAACAAACTCACCCTATGGTCGCGGTATTTTGGATGGCATACAAAGAACTGCCGACAGAGCAAAAAGATTGACTGCTGACATATCAGGGATGGCCCCCATAACTCTCGGTCTTGAGCGTGGAACATCCAGAATTGTTATGCAAACTATTGCAGATATGGCTTTTTCTGGAAAAAAACTTAGTCGTTTTTCTTCACGGCATATGGCAAGAATGAACAGTCTTGGTCTTGGGGAAGAAGAAGCTAATCTTGTTTTTAAATATATGAAAAAACACGCAACTCTTGAAAATTCGTTTTTATTTAGAACAAAAAAACTACGACAAATTAATTTAGAAGAGTGGGGGCAAACAGCCGAGGGAGCAAAAGCAAGAGATATTCTAGGTATAGCTGTTGCAAGATGGACAAGAAGGGCGATCCAGCAAAATGATTTAGGCAATCTAAGCCTGTTTATGACTAAAGAATATGGAAAGGTTTTGGTTCAATTTAGGACCTTTATGGTTGTTTCTCATGCAAAGCAGCTTCTTCATAATGTTAAAATGCGTGATATGAGAGCCTTTCAAGCCATGATGTATTCGTCTGTTTCTGCTGGTTTGGCTTACACTGCACAGCAAAACATCCAAATGATTGGCTTGAGTGATAAAGAAAAAAGAGAACGTAAAGAAGAAAGGCTTTCGGCTAGTGCTATAGCGAAAGCTACGTTTGCAAGATCAAGCTATGCAGCTTTTATACCGGGGGGCATAGACACAGCATTTGATATTTATGGGGCTGATCCATTTTTTGCTAATTATAGAAGCAGTGGACTTGATAGCAACTTTATAACAGGCAACCCAAGTTATCAAATTTTGTTTGGTGCTACTGGTGCAGAAAACGCACTTAAAACAGCGGTAAGAACAGGTCTTAACCCAGACTATCAAATGAGTAGAGGCAAGGCTAGGTCACTCCTAACAGCCCTTCCTTTTTCAAACGCTATCGGAATACAGAACGCCATAAGGATAGCCACAGAGGATTTGCCTACGGAAAGTAGAGTGGACTAGCCGTTTGATAATTTATCTGATAATATGCTGAATAACTGGAGAAGTAAATGACAGTAAGTAGCACAACAACTAGGAGAAGTGCGAACGGAGACGGATCTAACGATACGTTTTCGTATAACTTCAAGATATTTAGTGATGATGATATTACAGTCGTCATTCGCACTGA